AAGGAACAAGACTTTCTGATACGACTGGAACTAATTCTTTCCCAGTTACGCTTTTAGAAGCTTCTTGTAGTAAGGGAATAGAGTCATTAAAAATATCATCGGCAACAGCACTCGCTCTAGCAGTTGTGGTGGCAAATTTCTCTGCCATCCGCCTTGCCATAGCTTCTTGAGCCTTGCGATGTAACCAAGCTTTATTCTGCCTTAAAAAGAAAGAGACAATTTTATTAGCCTGACTACCCCTAGAACCTTGTAGAGCCAACCAATATCCTAGCCTACCACTCAAAGCCTTTTCAACTGCTAGGTTTGTGGCTTTTGGAATACCTGTAATAGCGAGTTTAAGGGGAACGGCAACGGTATATTTTAAGCCAAGTCCAATTGCCTTCTCGTATCCCGCAATGGGTGCTAGTGCTGCCCTAACTGGAACCCTAGCTGCTGTCGGTAATGCTTCAGCAGCAGTCCTTAACTTCATTGCCGAAACCCCTGTCAATCCAAGATAAAGCCAAAAAGGACTTTCACGAGCAAACTGTTCTGCTACAGGAAGTTCCCTAAACTTTTCGTGTAGTTTTCCACCAGGCAGAGCTTCCTTCGCCCAATTCTTTGATAATTGCTGTGCCTCAAATCGGCTATCCCTAACCAGCTTGGCATAAAGCCTAGCCCCTTCATCAGACATCAAGTATTGTTTCCAACTCCCCCCATAAAACTGGTCTTGAACACCTTTGGGCATCTTCCCCCAGTGTTTTTTAAACTTATCATCAGCAATACCTCGGGCTATAAAATCAGGAGCGTGTTGCGGATACTTTGAAGAAATACCAATAAGTGACGGCACTACAAAAGCCCATTGAAGGGCTTTAGCCCCACCTCCAATAGTTTTTTGCCACCAAGTAGGGTCTTTAGGGACAAACTCACCTGTTCCAAAGCGGTATCTCCCGACTTCTCTACCCTTAGAATAAACTATGTAATCCTTGCTTCTAATCCTTTTTTCTGTCCCCACATACTCAAAGTCCTTACTAAGGGAGAGTTCTATATCTTTGCCCTTTTTGTCTTTAACTGTATAAGTAACACCCCCGGGGGGGATTGGGGGAAGTTCACGTTTCTTTTCAATAGAGGGTGTCTCTTCAGTGATAACACCTCTAGGAAGAGTTGGGGCAAGGGGGCGTTCAGCAACGAGAGGTAGTTCTTCTATGGAAACCTTACGCTCCTCTTCCGGAGGTTTCTTCCTAGTTATTCTATTAAATAAACCTTCCTTGTCTAATACCATCTAAAATCCCACTGTTTTTATTCTTGGAGCAAAAGCGGAGGGTCTCTCCCCCCTTTCATATGGAGTTTGTTTATACCACTCTTCACGGACTTTGGTTTTTCGTTTCTTCAAATACTCAGCCCAACCCACCTTTGTACGCTGTTCTTCAGGTTTAGCCTCAAACTGTTCTATCATTCTGGGGTATTTAGACCTAAACCACTCCTTCCATCTCTGGGTTTGAGGGAACAATACCTCAAACCCAGTTCTCATTTCCTCTAATCCAACCCCGTACTCTGTGAATGGGACAGGTTTTGCTAGAGGTCTATCAAAAAGCATACCGTGCCGCCCAGCATACGCTAACCTTTCTTGTTCTTTTGCTTTTTTACTTTCAGTAATCCGTCTCTGATATTCGGCAGGCCACTCCTCTTCCGTAAAGCCAGTAGCCAAAAGGGTACCCCTTGCTCGACTCAATCGCACATCAATCTCTTCTAGTATGTCCCGAACTTGATAATCGTTTATTTTCTCCGACTGATACCACTTGGTGAGTTCTCTCTCAAGTGCCTTGGGGTTTCCCCCAATCATCATCAGGGTTTGCCAGTCATTATCAGTTAATCCATATTTCTCAGGTTGAGGGCGACCTATTGGTAAAGCTGGAGGAGGGAGAACATTACGGAGGAAATAATCCCAGTATATATTACCTACTCTGGGGTCATACATTTCACCACTTAAAATAGCTTTAATTTGTGCTGGGGTATAGGTTGACTCTAGCCATTCTTGATATGCTCGTGCCCTAGCTTCCCTTTGCTCTCGTTCACCTTCGGGCATTATCTGACCTTCCCAATCCGCTTTTCTATCATCAGGCATATTTATATACCCCCAAACTTAAATCCCTTTGACTGAAAATCCTTCTTCCGACGGAGATAATCTTTTAACACTCCATTCCAATACTCTGTTGTGGACATCCCGAAACCTTGAATTGGTGGTAATTGGTTAGGTTGAAGCCCAGGCTGTGGGGCTCTTGGCTGTTTATTAAATATCTGCCTGTTTCTTTGATAGTGATATGGCTCTCTTCGATGGACTAATCGTTCATTCCAACTCAAACTCCCTCACCCCCTTCTACGGGGGCGGGGGGTGGTTCTTCTGTGGCACCTTCGGGGACACCTCCCTGCTCACTTGCCTCTAGTTTATCCATATCAGCCACCAGAGATTGTGCTGCCACAAGGTCTCCCCTTGTCTCTACGAGAGCTTCTACTGCTCTCTTCATTGCCCCTTTAGGACTATGCTCAAAGAGCTCTATTGCTGCCAAATCAGCCAGCATCTTCGGGTCTTGAACCTTCAGTATATTCTCCCATATCCACCCATCAGGTAATCCGAGCTGCTTCAGCATCTGAGCTACCTGAGCCGTATCCATCTGTGTCCACGGTGTCCTAGCCATAAACTCAACCTTTATTAAATGTGGCTCTTTTAGCTGAACTGGTGTAATCTTCTCTTCCTCAAACCTATTCTTTACTAAGCTCTGAAACTTAACGCTTATTCCCCCATCAATTAGTTGCTCCTCTATTAGTCGACAAATATCCTCATAGAAGTGATTTTGACTTCGTAATTGTGGGTTAAATGTCTTATTAGAGGACTCCATAGCTAGAGAATAACGAGTGCCAGAACCAGGGGGGCTCTCCATCTGAAAGGTTGGCAACATTGTTTCTCTTATCTGGCTATTTAACCAAGTGAGTAGTTGAACAACCGTAGGTGAAATTTCCTCCATAGGTGACGCCTCTATTTTGTCCTCCCCCATTGTCATCTCAACCATACTGCCTGGAGTAGCCGCAAAACGACCCAGAAGGTTTGGTGGAATATCCCTGCCACCCTGCTTTGCCCGATAATGAATGAGGGGTTGATGAGCCCTGACATTAGCGTGGTTAGCAAACAAAGTCGCCATCCTATTGCGGACAGCGTGTATCTGTCGACTTGAAGCAAACAGACTCTCTCCATATCCCTTTAATTTCATTCCTGTTTCATCAGCTATCGGAGGACGAGTTGATACAGGAACAATAGCAAAAGGCATTGAACGCAACTTGAGCCTTTCGGGCTCTTTCAAAAAGTCGCCTTTGTGAACCACTGCATTCCATACCTTCCCTGGCTCCTCGAAATACCACCACTCTATAGTTTCGTTTTCTGGCTTCCCCCCAGTCAAGTTCTGAAGGATGGTTTTTAGTCCCTTCGGACGATAGCCCCACTCACTTTTTAGTGTTTCTTTAGTCTTAAAGGTCTTATATGCCACCCAGAGCAAGCCATCAGCACCAACCTCATAAACTAACCACCTAGGGTCTAATGGAGTATAATTCGCCACAACCCCTTTCCCTTTATAGGTAAGAATTCTAGCTGCCCTCCATCCTCTAACTAAGGCGTGCCAGTCTGACTGCTCTCTTAAGGTAGGTAATACCAGTCGCCTTAATCTCAAATCACCCTGTGTGAGCAGGAAGTAGAATAACCTCTCTAATTTAGCCATATCAGCACGCCTGTCTACGCCTGTTGGCTCAGCTAGTCTAACCATAATCTGCATATCGGCTGAAGAGAGAATAGATTGGACATTATCACAGTTAGTCCGTAGCTCATTAGAGACAATGTTTATATCAGTTTCGTGCTCTTTGGTCTTACTTAAAATATCCGAGTGATAGGCAGTTATGTTGGTAGGCGACGGGTTCATCTCCCAAACTTCAAGGTCTTCATCCATACGGGTAAACTGCTCCCGAAAGTCCTCCTGGAACTTCTTAGCAACCTCTTTTGTAATTTCAGGGGCATCTTTGGGAGCTGTTAACTTTGCCACGATTTACTCCTTACCATCTTATTTCTCTACCTCCTATCCAAACCCTTGCTTTCTCTGATGGCCCCACTTCCTTTAGTCTTTTATTCGCAAGCATCAAAGCGATGACTAAGTCTCCGTTTGTTGCCCCAGTCGGCTCTGGGTAATCATTAACCCATTGATATTCCATTAGTTCTTTAACCTGTGGCTTAAACCGTGTTACCAAACTGCTATCATTTATTGCTTCAACTAACTTAACTACCAATTCTCTCTTATTGGGACGAGTAAGAGCAAAACCTGCCTTTTCCATTCCCGTTATTGGTTTGCCCACTCTTAATTTATTATCAGCCTCACTGGAGAATAACTTGGTGTAACCCAATTCCTGTAGTTTGTCAATTACAGCCCTTCCGATACCTATATTATCTATCACCAACTCGGGCCCAAAGTATTCCCTGCACAAGCTCCACACATCATAGGCAAACTCAGCCGTGCCTACCTTGTTAGTATAAATAACAGCACAAACCTCTGAAGTTAAACCCCTCTTGCCAACTATATTAAATACCGAATAATCCCTGCCAATTCCCTCCCCAACATCAACTCCACCTACATATTGAGTTCCAACACTGGGCGGATGCAAGATATATATATACCCCTGCCTTGTCTCTGGTTCTACAGTCTCGTCCCATAACTCATTTAGCCTATCTTTATCAAAACAGGACTGAGCCGACTGTGGGTTTAATGCCTCTTCTACAGTTCTGGGGTAATTTGCTTCCACAACCCAAGGGGTAGATTCATTTTCCCTCACCATCGCATCATAAAATGCTTGGTCTCTATTGGGTCGAACATCGTATCCATAAAATAAAGCCCTAAACCCGTTCTTACCATCTCTGGCATCTTTCCAATGCTTCTTAAAGTACGAATCAGGCTGGGTTTTGTCTACAGTAGAGACAGCAACCAGTTTCCTTTCTAAACTGTCAGCCACCGTAGCCCTCGTGTGAGACAAATTTACCTTAAAGTAAGGATGGAAGTCAGCTTCATCGTGAATTACGAGTCCTGCTGTCTTCCCTAAGCCAGAAGTTTCAGTGGAGGGGAATGACTCTATATATGACCCCATCTCCCGAAAACCAAACTTCTCCCCAGAGTTAGGCTCTAGAGTAAATAACTTCATCCAATCAGGTAAATTATTGTAAACAGCCCTCGACTTCGTCAACAAATCCCTTGACGCCGTATCACTTTTAGAGATTTCAAGCACAGGAAACCCCAAAACACTGTAAATCTTCCATAAAGCAAATATGGCCAGTGCCCAACTTATCCCATCCTGCTTGGCTTTAATTAAATCTATGAACTGATAGTATAATAAATTATGGTAAAAATCTATAAGATGAGGCCATAACTCATAATCTAAACTTAACTCGCCAGGCTCTTGAATTTTAACATATTTTAGAAAAACAAATAAATTATCCTGAGCTTCAGATATCTTAAATAATTGCTCTTTCTTATCCACCTATATCCCGCATATCATCCCTATAGAACTTAATACCTCATATACCAACCAGAATGTAACAGCACATAAACTACCCTCGCCTACCTGTACTAAATACTTCATTCTTTAATCCCATTTTACATAACATATTTCGAATTTTTATATAGCCATTATTTGTAATAGACAAGCTTAACACCGTTCAATCTATCCTCTACCTTGAAAGCATTATAGCATTTCGCCTCAAACCACAATGCCCCAGACTCATCTAATTTCCCCTCCTCATTCCTTACCAAACGATTAGGTGTAGTGTCATACTTGGTATAAACTTTTACAATCTCACTTAACATAATGTATCTCCTATTTTTACTTTATCCGTTTTTTGAAACTACTTGCTCCTTGTCGTGTTTGTTGATATAGGTGTGGGTGGGTGTCATTGTTGTTGGTTGTCGTCTTAGACAGATTTGGCACTCTGTACGGGAGTTGAACCCGTTATCTCCACATTGACAGTGTGGCGTGTTAACCGTCTCACCCACAGAGTATCTAAGCCACTGTAATCAACGCTAGGGCTGTTTAAGGTGTTAACCAATAGTAAACTACTTATCACTCTAATTAGCCTTTGTAACAATTCTTACGAAACTTACAATCCCCGTGCGACGCCCCAGGAACTTTCTAACTTATGTCTTCGTTGAAACATATGTAAGTGATTATCCATATATGTTTCCTTTGAACCTACTTGTAGGTTCTTTTTCTCTTCTAATAAGGGTGTGAAGCGAAGCCCTAAAAGCGAAGCGTAACACCCTATTATATATAATGTTATTCTCTGTTAGTCTCTGGTATAGGTGGTATCATTTTGATACTTTCTGATAGTATCATTTTGATACTATGGAAGGGTTCATAATTCTCCTAGTAGTTCCTCCCCCTTCTCGGTTAGCGTATACCACAGAGTGCGGTCAAACTTAACTTTATTGTAATTACCTGTTTTTATTAGCTCTTTTTCTTTGAGACTTTTAACTGCCCTTTTGATAGTAAGCTGTGTCCAGAAGAGAAACTGCTGCTGCCACGCCTCAAATGAGTTATATGTCCAGTAATATCCATCGTGGAAGTTCTTCTGGTTCTCTTTGTTCTTCTTCACCCAATAACCAATCTGTTGGATGATTATAGCTTCACTTAATCCAATCTTAACTGCTAACCCTGGGTCAAATAGTAGTGGATACGACATTAGCCTTCCCCCTCTCTCAATTCCCCTTCTATCACCCCTCCTGTAATTTGTTTCCTTAGCTTCATAAACTCTACTACAGTCTGGGCTTTTAATAATTCCCTGTCATCTTCATCATAACCGGTAATAGCTTTAGGCTTGCCTTTGATTCTATCGATTACATATATAGCTGATTCACGGTCTCCTTTAATCCCAGCTTCATATAAAACAGTCATTAGCGTTTCCACGGCGTAGGGGTGCTCCTTAATGAAGTTTTTTACTTGTGTTTTTAGTTTTGGGGGTCTACCTGGGCCCCCTTTCCAGCCTGGTTGAAATTTAGTATCTTTTTTATTTACAAAATGGTTATCTTCTGTCATTTATTTCCCATTTTCAATTCTCTTGGACTAATAGGGTTCAGTACGCCTTCACAGTTTCCTCCGCTCCAGTATACCGAAGCCCGTTCATCCAGTGACGGGTTTCTATTCTCGGTCTACCCGCCAGGGCTTAGATTAACTAGATTTCAGGAGCGACCTGAATCCGCCGAGTTACCCCTAAAAGACACACCGAATGGCTAGGGATTTGCACCCTATCAATGTTATCCCTTGAGGACGCTCATTTCAGAGCCTCAGCCAAGGGCATTGAGACGGCTACCTATTCCGCCACCATAGCTTTAGTCTAATTATAAAGACTTTAGGCCAGTACCAGTACTACCAAAGTCTAAACCGCCAATTCCTAAGCAGTTCCTTTCTATTCTTCTGGTAACTAATCATACAAAAGGAAGTATAACGGCTGTATTCACTTAGCCTAACGGCACCGTATCTTTTATCCTCCCTACTATATATTACACCAAAAGTCAACTAAAGTCAAATACTCCCTGTGAACATCTCTTCGCAGAAATCTCACAATACTTCTCTTCTATCTCTATGCCTATACACTTGCGGTTTAATTGCTTAGAAGCTAATACCACAGCTCCTGCCCCCATATATGGGTCAAGTATAGATCGCGGATTATCACATTGCTGTATTGCCCACTTCATTAGGGCTATTGGTTTTTGGGTGGGATGATAATGCTCCTGTAACTCGCTGTCTCGTAACATCCCCATCCACATATGTTGGAATACCCTTGATGGTTTATCTAGTGAAGTCCACGCCAATTCGCAATCTGCCATATTATTGGTCTGCTTATGTATTCGCTTATACCAAACTAGCCAGCACCTTGAAGGAGGAAGCTTGTCAGCAATATAGTTTCCACCCCATATTATTTGGTGTGTGCTTATATTCAATAAAGGCAATGGGTCTATAGGCTCATCATCACCAATCACCTCATCGTGGATAGTATTATATTGAGCACCCCATCTTCCTAAATCCCTTGATGTCCCGCCTATCCTTCCATTCTTAACTATATTTATCCCATAAGGCGGGTCAGTTAGCACCAAATCCGCCTTCTCTAAAGTAGGTAATATCTCTCTACAATCTCCGTGATAGATAGTTACCCATTCATCTTGATAGTAAATCATATTGTCCACCTCCTAACAACTTGTGATATGTATTGCTTTGATTTATTCACTTCTTTAACTATCTCAACCTGCCTCATACCCTTAGAGTAGAGTGTCATTATTTCCCTTTCACGACCTTTTATCTGGTCTAGTCTAACCTTTAAGTTCTTGTTTTTATTTACCCGTTCGTATTCTAAATCTCTAAAGGTGTTAATTAGTGAATTCTTGGCTATTTTTTTAGAGTAGGGTAAAAGTAACTCAGCTTCAGGATGGAGAATAACCCAGTCTTCTACTTTGTCCATTGCCTTATCTACCGCCTCTTCTCTCCCGTTTCTAAACAACCTACTAGCATAATTGGTTGCGTACTTGCGAACCTCTTTATAAAACTCCGTATAGTTCATTTTATCATTTCCCAGATAGCCCAGAATAAAGCTAGGGCGGGGTCATCGTATTCCACACAGGCTTCACCCATATCGTCAATTACACAGCACGCCCACCCTTTTGATGTGTTAGCCAAATCTATATCCCTTCCCGCCTCTGTGAGCTTCGGCACAGCATACTTAAATAAATTGTTGAGGTCTATGGGAAGGAATTTAGTGGCAATATGACCATCATCTTCAACGACTTGGGCATCACCATAGAGCAACCCCTTTGTTGTTAGCGTAAACCCGCACCATTCCCAAAACTCTTTTATCTGTTCGTGTCATTTTATCACCTCACGCTCTATTATACCATATCACAAACTAAATATCAAACCCTGATAAAATAGCATCCTCAGTCCTTTTCGGCAAGTTACAGCAGTTTACCACACTTAAATGCTCGCTTATACTCCATTATACTCGCTTATGCTAACCTTGACAACTAGTCAGATATATTTATAATAAGAGTATCGGTGTTAAGGAGGAATGGAATGAAAACTATTAAAGAGATGGAGAAAACACAGCAACACCTAGTTGTTGAGCGGTTTTGTAAGAATTGCGTCTATTATTTTACACTCGATGGCTGCCAAAACCGAAACAACAAAACTGGTGATGTTATCGCTGAGTGTCCTTATTACCAAAGAATACAACCAGTTAGCAGGGAAGTATAAAGGAGGATGAAATGACAGTTACGGAATTCTACGATAACCATTGCCCTGCTAAACAGCCAGCACAGTGTAATAACAGAAGTATGTCCTGTAAGTACCTTAGGGAAAGGAAATGCACACACCCTAAATTCCCAAACCCCGACAGAAAACCTTTAGGTATGAAATAACCCAACAAGTAAGGAGAGGTGAAATGATAAGCAATGAAACAGGATGGGTACTACCTAGTTATGTGGCAGATGCCGAGAGTGAGCTTTGCCAACAAGCACATATCCACCCTTCAAAAGTAATTATCATAATTAAGAAGCGTAACCGCTATGTATCAAAGCACTGGATTAGCAAGGGCAATCGCAATATACCTTCGGGTGCTTACAAAATGGATATGAAGACAATCATAGTGCGAATTGGGAGGAAGACCTCAATGGCAGACTTTAGATTTGTCCTGGCTCACGAGCTCGGACACTTAAAGCAACACTTAGAAGCAGGCATACTCATCACCGCAGGAGACTATAGAAAGAAATACCAGCAGCCAGAAAAGTATGCTAATAGATTCGCTTTGCTAACCTGTAACTGCTACCCAAAATCAGAATATAGAATAAGCAGAATTAAATAACCCAACAAGTAAATAGGCTAAAAGGGAGGGATACAATGCACTATCACGCAGAGGTTTATCTAAAGGAACTAGGTAACATTGAGCGGCAAATCAAGGGCATTATGTCGCCCCATCAAAAGCAGTATGATGAAGATACTGATGAATCTACGGGCTTTTGGGATTGGTGGCAGATAGGGGGAAGGTGGAAAGGGGCACATATCCCAGAATATGATGCTGGCAAAGACCCAGAACACCAAGAAACTTGTCGGCTCTGTGGGGGAACTGGCAAACGAACCGATATGGAAGTAGCCAATGGTTGTAATGGTTGCAAGGGGACAGGTCTATCAACTAAATGGCCCACTCAATGGAACCCACACGAAAAGGATGTTATACCTATCTCCGAGTTGCCCGATAAACTAACTTGTTATACCCTTGTGCTACCTGATTGCGTGCTACACGACCAAGAATGGAATGGCAAGGATTTTGTTGACGGGGAGTTGAAACGCACAATCAAGGAGGCACTAGCAAAGCACAATATAACAGATGGCTACCTAGTAACAGTAGATTATCATTGTTGAGGCTAGGCAGTATATCAACTCATAAGGGGGGGAAATGAGAAAAGAGTTAGACCCAAAGGGATGCCAGGCTACGATATACGAGGGTGGGGGATTTAATTATCAATGT